CCGAACTAACGTTCAGGAGGAGGCCCGATCTTTATTGATCTATTCTCCTCTTTTACACACGTTTGGTGACGTAGGCCTAGCATGTCTACATTCCTAAAGACTTCTTTCTAAAGGAGTTAGTAAACCAGCTCTTTATGCTCCGACAGACTCGCCCCGGGACCTTACCCACCTCCTCACTGTTATTATTTTACAGCGAGGCAAGAGGGAAGAACCCTGTAGCCCACGTTCACTGGTTAATCCAGTGCGGTGGTGGACCTGGGGGAGGACGAGAAAATCTGAGTAGGACTTGAGACTGCACTTTATTAATTGCCTTCCTGCGGGAAGAGGTGTAATGTCGGTCTCCTCGCTACCGGTACTCTCTTAAGCTCACTGCAATCGTAGCAGGAAGCCTGGAGGGTCGGTTCAGAGCGAGTATTTAGCTATGTCCGTTCGCGAATAACAAAAACTTAATTCTTACCATGAAAACTAATCTAACACTTTTACATACAGTAAAGTTGCTAGGCAAGCATTCATTGCAAGTCGTTAAGTTGCTAACGCTCTCTCGGGAATCGAACTCGAGAACCCTACTGCCTGCTATGGCTAAAGCAAATAGCTTAAGCCTTAGTCGGACGGAAGGGTTGAGAGTACGGGTACGAATTACCTCAAACTTTTTAAATTCGATCCTAAAGATTTCTAAACATCATGGGATTGCTTATACCCTTCGTTGGGTAAAAGCCAATCACGTGGCGTTACAGAAATATTTAGCAGGCGATAGATTAAAGAGTTTGAGATCCTTGGAACCTACATTACCTCTCCCCCGATTGATTAACGGATGCCCTGCTATTATTAACAAGCAGGACCGAAAATTAATGAGGGAGGGTCATGTGGGGATACAGAGGTATTGGTTAACCCACTTGAGTCTTTATCGGATCTGATCAGGTCCTCCAAAGGCAAAAGTGGAAACTATATATGCTCCTTTTCAAGGATGTATGGATTATCTTCTTGATTTAATCTCACTTACTCGTCTCCCCAGTATGAATCCATTTTTGGTCTTGTCTCCGCCAAAAGCAGAGCTAGCTCCATATAGGATGATACTATCTCATAAAGCTAGTCCGTCTAACAGTTCCTCATTTCAGGGACTGATAACAGATTATTTCTTAATGAGATTTGGGGGAACGTTCGCAGAAGGCGAACCGACTCGAGAGTGAGGTCATCTTCAAGCTTACCTTTCTTTACTAAAAGAGAATAAGTTTCCTTTGAGCAGATTCTTCCATCTTCTCGACGGGCTTAAGCAACTTGGTCTTTCAGCTCTTGAAGAGCCGGAGGTCAGATTGCCTAAGAAACTAAGTTTAACAGGATCTGGTTTATCCCAGTTCGCTATTAAATTAGAGCCCGCCGGGAAGGTGCGAGTATTTGCCCTTCTCGATTCTATTTCACAGAGTGCTCTTCAGCCTCTTCATGATTATTTGTTTTCCGTTCTTCGGTTAATCCCGAATGACGGGACATTTGATCAAGATGCGGCGGTAGAACGCTCTGCGATTAAGCATCAGAGTAGTGGAATCTCATTTTCTTTTGATCTCTCCTCCGCTACTGACCGTCTCCCTAGGAAACTAACTGCCGCTATTATAGAAGCGATGGTTGGTGTTCCAGGGTATGGTCTAGCTTGGGAGAATCTTATAGCAGATCGGGCTTTCTCTTTTTCTAATTCGATAAAAAAGAAATTTCCTGATTTGCTTGAAGATCAAGGTAATGAATATTTCTATTCTGTGGGACAACCCATGGGTGGATTATCGTCCTGAGCTGGGTTAGCAATCACTCACCACTGGATTCTTCAGTATTGCTCTCATAAGCGGATTTGAGAGGATCAATACGAGATCTTAGGTGATGATATTGTGATATTCGATGAGGGACTAGCCACTCGTTACCTCGAAGTAATGGAAAAGTTAGGAGTTGAGATTAATTCCTCAAAATCTATCAATTCATCACGTAGGGGTTTCGAGTTTGCTAAGAGGACCTTCATTGACGGTGTTAATGTTAGTGCTGTGTCTCTCCTACAGATTTTATCGTCTGTTGGACTCAACGCGCGTGTCGCAGATGCACACGGGTGAGTAAAAAGAGGCTTAGTTGCTAATGTTAGCCACCTTGGTGCTTTATTAAGTCCTAGATTCGACTTACGGGCCTTTAGGGACCTGTATAAAGTCGGTCTAGGGGCACTTAGTTTCCTTAATCTATTGCAATCTTCGAAGGCAATAGAGTTGAGGATAGTATTGGAATCGCTAGTCAATCCTCGTTACGAGGATTTCGACTGAGAGAAATCAAAATTTGATCTCCCTTTGCGAACCATACTTAAGTACTGTTTAGAAGTTCTTTCTGGGTCTGATCCACCCTATCCGTTTTCGAAAGAAAAGGATAGGAATGAAATATACCGAGAGATAGAACCGGGTCTGGCGGCGGTGATCCTTCAGGAGAGTCTTTCAAAAATCAAGCTTTTAGCTTCAGATTACGATAGACTGCTCCGAAAAGGAGGTACTCAATTAGTCTCTGGAAAACCTTCTGGGCTTTTGAAAGCTCAGTTAACAGGTTTCTTTCAAGACATGATTGAGAATGTATCGTCGATGGACCCTGTTGTCGAAGCCTCTCGAATTGAGAGTCTATTATATGACCACGCTAAGTGGCAACATATATCCATCCCTGAGGCTTTGAAGGCCTTAGAAGATGTCGACAACATGGTTTTCCAATATACTTTTAAAACATCAGTATCTCGCGTTAAGTATGTACGTGAGTCTTCTGAGGTTTTACAAGCATTGCGGAAAAACCAGGGGTTAATTCTCATTCCATACTGACAAGTACCCGTCTCAGTTTAGCAACTTACGCTACTATAATGAGGCTTGCCTAAGTCGAGTTTGCGATAAGATTTTATCGACTCGTAAGGCTTAAGGCAGGTCTTATGGTAACAAAAGGGGACCACATAAA